ACCAGGTGTTAAATAGTTAACAGCAAATCTGCCTTTTCTATATTTTCCTGATTCAATCTCACCAATTATGTTTGTTTCTGTAAACACTGCATCTTCCATAGCAATAGTTCCAAGTATGTTAATCTTTGCCATGTTTGCCATAAGACCAGTTATGTGTTGAAATTGTGATTGCATTTGGTCAAAACTATATCTTTTAGCTATAACAAAACATGGACCAGATTTTAATGGGTTTTCCATAAAATCAATTATTTTTTTATTTTCTGGTAAATACACATATGTACCATCTTCATTCATGTATTCAACTACAACTTTGCCATGACCTGTAGAGTTAGCCCAACTACCTGATTTGTCTGTACCATCTAAAATTGCAGAATATGGATTTTGAAATCCATCATTGTTTTCATATGCGTATATGTATGGTTTAGCTTCTGGATATTGATCTGCTAAAACTTTATGTGGAACTCTAGTTATTATTGCAAGTTCTTTTGGTTGTTGATCGTTACCAAAATAACCTGGGTAACAACTAAATGGATCTCTTAATTCAGCATAAGGATATGAGTTTCCATCTTTATCTTTTTTGTGTTTTACAACCCATACAACAAAACCATACCCTGGCAACCATCTACCAACTTGTGGTAGTTGCATATGTAATTTTTGATTCTTGTCATATGCCATAACTATGCGTTCTAATTTTTCAGATTTCTTTTTTGCTCTTTCAGAATCTTTTTGATTTACTATATCAACTTTAAGATCTGGACTTCTACCTAATTTTTGTGCAAATCTTTCTAGTGCGGTTAAAAATAAATTAGGTGCTGGTAATTCGTGATATTCTACATTTATAGATTTACCTAGCAACGCATGAACAGCAGCTTCTCCACCATTCATAATGTCTCTAATTCTAGCTCTGTCAATCATTTGATCTTGATTCACAACTCTAAGGTAATCTATTCTGTCGTATATCTTGTCGCTGTCTAACACTTGTTTAACTCCAATTATCTATATCCATATTACTTGAATTATAGCCTGTAAAGCTAGGATTGTATTCATATCCTAACTCTGCAAATTTTTCTTTTTGCATTCTTCTTATAGCTCTCATTGGAAACCAACTTGCCATAACTATGTCAGTTTTTGTACCTACACTTTTGCTTTTATTTTTTGCAGAAGAAAAGTAAACTAACTGACTTGTATATAAGTTTACCTTCTCTTGTGCTTCAAAGCTAAGATATGGTAAAGAAATTATTTGTTCTTGAAACATAGGTCGCATAGCTGTTACACCATACACTGGATCAAATTTGTTTTTATAGGTCTCATGTCCTTCCAAAAATATACCATGACTAGATGCAAACTCTCTTATGCTTTTATCTTGTCTAATAGCTTTTTGGAAACCATTTTCTTCTATTACCCAATGTGATAAATTATATTTGCTCCACCATTCTTTTATAATTTCTAGTGCTTGTGGTATACCACCACCTAAACTATTGTTCATATCTACCATATACAATTTATTAGCATCCATATTGTAAGCCCACAAAAACGCAGCTTGATAACCTGTAGATGCAGGGTCAAGTCCTGCAATCAAACGAATACCTGGTGGTATGTGTCCTATATCTCTTTTCTGATCTCTACACTCTTCTATTTCTACTCTGTCAAACAAAGCTAGTCCATCTGGCATAGCTACATTAAGATAAACCATTTCGTATATTGCTCTACCACCTGTTGTCTCTGCTGCTCTTTTTCTGTCCATTAACCACTTGTATGTTCTTTTACCTGTCCACAACATACAATCATTGTGTTCTGTTTCATCCCAGTCAGGTAAAGTACAAGCTGTATCGTGTGCTTCTTCTACAATAGTTTTCCAAGATTCGTTTTCTAACAAGTGTGAGTACAAGTCATCATAGTGTTGCCTAGAACCAATAACGACCATAGCAGTGTGTTCCTCTTTACGACTTGACAATGTTGTTGTCCACCAGTTTCTTGTGTTTTCTCTTGATGCTGGTTGCATAGTAGAACTGTGATCTTCAATGTCATCAGCAATAATAATATCGCAGTCTCTTGACAGTATCTTACCACCACGACCAATGCCTACCATTGTAGGTGATTTAATACCTGTAACTGTTCTAGTACCTACAGTAAACTCTGTAGATGACCACGCTTTACCACTTCTGTTTTGTGGTTTAAATTTAGGTCCTGGTCCACATATTTCTTCTATTAATAATTCGTTATTTTCTAATTGATCCATAACAGAACTACAAGAGTTCTTAGCAATATCTTCGTTACCACCTACCCACAAAATTCTTATGTTAGGTGTTTTACATATAAGCCATACAACAAAATGTATAAGCAAATCTGTTTTACCATGTCGTGGCGGTGACAATATCATTTGCTGTTCCCCTTTTTCTATTGCTTCTAATATTGACTCAATCCATCTAATGTGAAACTCTGGTGTTTCGTATGGAATGCCTTGTTCTGTTTCAAAATATCTATCTCTAAAATCTTTAAAATCTTCTAACGATTTTTCTGCAACTTGTGGTATTTCCCAATTTTTTTGTTTGATTTCTGTTTCTGTATCTTCTACCCAGGCATTGTATGCCATAGACACAGATGCTACAGATGTGTCTAATACTTTAGCTACTTCTGACATAGTAACTTTTTTTTCTAAAATTTGTTGTGCGTAACCTGACTCTTTTATGTCAGTATATATTTTTCCTCTACGCTTCCTTACATTATTTTGACTTGGTATATTGACAACATCATCTTCTTGTGTCCACTCAATACCTTTTGCTTTTGCTCTTTTCTTTTGTTGCGATATTCTGTTACGACATCTAGTGCTACAGTATTTACTAGCTTTAGGTGGTAGTGGTCTTAAACAACCAGCAGCATAACATATTTTTTTATTTGCCATAATTTTTACACTTTTTGTTTTTGCATACAAGACTTACTTTTTGTAAATCTTCGCTGTAAGTTGTAGATAGTATCTTGTCACATGATGGACATGGAATACCCCAATATCCCAAAACTAACTACTTCTTCTTCCAACCACGCTTCATTTCAGCGTATGCTTTTTTGGATATAGTAGAATTTTTTTTAGACCTAGATTTACCTTGGACTTTTCTTCTATGTATATTACCTACTAAGCTATTTTTACCTGAACCATGTGGCATAATATCTCCTTACCACATCTTGCAAGACCAATATCTTGCAGATGTTTTATCTGTTGCTGTATCGCATTTATGTCTTGCTCTAAAAGACTTTCGTGCTGCAGCATTATCTTTTCTTATTTCCATGTTAGGATCTCCAAACATAACCTTTTTAATTTTGTCTCCATCCTTAACATAAACTTTAAATTTTTTACGACCATGACCAGGTTCACCTTTACTAATCCTAGAAGGTGAATTTAATGTAACTGATTTACCCTGGTATGTAGCCATTACTTACCAACTTTTTTTTGTGCGTTTACATGTGCTTTATTGAAGCTAGTACCTCTACGCATAGAGTTGTACATGTATTGCATGTGTTTTTTTGTATGATGCTTTGAATGTTTTTTCATAGCAGTTTGTTGACTCTTGGTCAACTTAGATACATCAACACCTTTTACCTTCATTATTGTTTCTTTCTTCTTTTGCTATCTCTTAATTTTTTTAAATCAGCAGAAGTAATTTTATCAAAAGGCGGTGCAACCGCAGCTAGTTTCTTTTGCTTAGGAGAGTAACTTCCTTTAGGCATTAGTAACCTCTTTTTTTCTTTTTACCTTTTACTGATTTTTTCTTTTTATATGTTTTCATAAACTTTACTATAACACAAAACTCCACCGAAGTGGAGTCTTGTCGTACAGCATGTCCAATACTGTTATGAAAGAAAAAAGAAATAAACTTGAATCAACACAACAACTTTTGTTGGTAGTTATTTTGTGTCTGCCTTGTAACTTGTACAAGTTTAGTTTCCTAACTACCTGCCATCAATATGATTTTCAGCTATTTTCTATTTCTTTTCGTATGTAGATATTTATTTTACATACTGGTCATATCCCCATACAACCAACCTAGGACTTTCCTAGGTGTAGTTAGTATAGACTAGCCTCGTGCATACGAGGCGTAAAAAAAATTTTTTTTATTTAGTTGATCTACATCTTTCGCACAAACCATCAACAAGTTCATCAGACCAGTAAGGATGCAAACATTCATTACAATCTTCAGTAAATATAGACTGTGCTTTGCCTTGTGCTATTTCTGGAAATGTCATGTTTTTAGTATAGCAACCCCTGCTGTTGCCAGTAGGGGTTTGTACTATACACAAACAAAGAAAGGAGGGCTATGAATAAAGTTGTTCCAGGAGGAACGAATCACTAATCATGCCTTTCTTAGTAATATAATTATAACATATATCAAAACTATGCAAACAAATCTACAGGGTTTCTGCGTGACTGATCGTAGGCGAAAGGAGGAAACTCCTACTACTACAAAAACCCTGTACTAAAATACTACCACTAAAAAGAAAACCTGTTATAGTAAAAACACAAGCAAAGGTTTCTTCCTGCTTTTAGAAAAGGAATCTTGACTATAACACTATAAACAAAGTGGACTAGCAGGACCATGATAACTTGGGTAATAGCCAATTACTTCACATATTTATTTGTTACTAATTTTAGTTCATTCTGGTTTGGGAGGGAGTGACACAGGGTTAGCACCATTCAACTTTTATATTTATAGTGATTTACCAAACTCACTATAAAGTTTGATCTACTTATTGTAAAGTACACTTTAATATAGTACCCTACTAGATCTAGTACCACAATATATAGTACCCCTTTAACAGCAATCTTTTCCAGGTTACACACAACACAACACAGGGGGTCACATTAAACCCTACCCCTTTTACAACCTACTATATATAGTGCTACGACATATAGTATGTATTGTTATAGTTTCTATATGTTGTATGACTACATATTGTGTAGAACATTTGTTCTAGTATGCGTACTATTTTTAAACTTTTGCGAAGGGGGGTAGCGTTGTTTAAACTCCTGAAAAAAAATATAAAAAACATGTTGCATAAATCACAGGTATAGTAATGTAAAGATTACAAACATACAGGAGGATAATGGAAAACATTATAAACATACTAAAAGAATCTAAAGACTTGTTAAGCAACAAGGAGTTAGAAGAATTAAAAGAAAAGTTAATAGGAGGATATTGGAAAAAACAATATACAAAAATAGAGCAAGAATTTATTTATGCAAGAAATTGTATTAATAAAGAACTAGAAGAAATTGTAAAAGGAGGATAAGTGAAAACTATATACAAACAACCAAAGGACACTAAGCCACAAGCTAACGAGGTCCAGGCAGTGCGTAAACTAAACTCAACAGGCAGTTTACGAAGAGTAGAAGGCACTAAATACGATTTAATTGTGTCTTACAATACTCCTATCGCTTATGTGGTAGATGTAGAGAATAACAGCTTCATAAATGAAACTAAGGTAATTCTATGTAATGAGTTTTATTCTATGACTACCAGGAAACATCAAGCATGGGTTAAAGAATTTGCAGAAATTACTGGAGCAGACATAGGTGAATTTGATCTTGGTGGATTTAAAACTAGAGCAAAAATAGACGCGGTTGATGTTCGTGGTGGAGTTAATGGAGGCACTAACATAAATCGGCTACATGCCTAACACTCTTCAAGGACTTCTATCCTGGAGTCCTTGTGGAGTCTTAGACTCAAACAAACAAACAAGGAGGAAATATATGCTTGATGGTATAGGTTATCAAGATAAAGGATATAAAGGACAATGTTTAGATTGCGGATTAGATATATATGCACAAAAATTTGATACTGTAAATGAACAATGTGAAGGTTGTAAGGAGTAAATAAAATGACTCAAACAAACAAACAAACAAGGAGGAATAATGCCAATATTTAGAGTAGTAATAGAAGTAGACGAACCATCTTTGAAGGACGCTGAGGACCATATACAAAGTCTTAGTGGCAGTGATTTAGTAGATGAGATTGTAGAAGTAGAGGAGGAATAATGCCAGGAGAGCAATTAAAAATAAGAGAAGTATTTTTAGTTAAAGATGTAAAAACAAAACTTTTTAATGAAGTAAAAAGTTTACAAGACTACATAGACCAAGGTGTTTATGATAGTGCAGATGTAGCAGGTATGAAATACTTTGAGGTAATTGAGGAAGTTAGCAGGAGAGATTTTTCAGCAGTGGATAACTTAATATGGCACTATGCAAGAATAACTTTGTTAAGAGAGTTATTAGGTCATGGTAAATATTCATAACAAGGAGGAATAATGGAGAAGGAATTAATCAAAGCAATTAATAAATTGTTTGAGGACCAATGGGAATCAATGGAGCTAGGGAGCAGTCAAGCAGACTTAGTAGAATCCAGGGTAATTAAAACAATTAAAGATACATTTAAAGAGGATTAATCCGCTATCCCCTTGATGAAGTGCAAGGTCCTGGACTCCTGATGCTAAGGAACAACACCAGGACCAAGCACTTTTTTTTTCGATCAAAATTTTATACAAACTAAATGTTATATATAGTTTACATAAGAATCAAAGAGGACTAGGATTAAAGTAAGGATTACATAGGAGATACTATGATATATCAAGTACAGTGTGTAAATCTCTATGGAGGTATAAACACATGGGAGTTTGACAACAAGCATGAAGCAAAATGCAAAGTTAGAGAGCTTAAAGATTTTGGTAGTATGTTTATAGTCAAGCTAATTGAACTAGAAGCAGCTACTAAATAAACAAACATAAGAATCAAAGAAGGAGGAAGTAAATGGAAACATTTTCATTTAAAACAAAAGATGATTTTAGAGTAGATGTAGATGCATCAACTCCAAAATCTGCGTACAACAAACTAATGTCTATACCTTCAATTAGAAGTATGGGGATAACAAAAGAATACCTTAAATACGATAGAGATGGGTTTGCGGTTTTGTCTTTTACAAGATTGGAGGATAAGTAATGGAAATTAAACTATATCGTTTAAGCTACGAAGATGGAGAGTATTGCGTTGGCACAGAAGCCGAAGTAATTAGTCGCCATAATTTATGGGTTGAGTCTAGTGGTAGATTTGAAGAGGAAGAAGTAGCAGATGCTTTAGCTACAACTATACAAGACTTAGAAGAACACTGGACAGTTGACCAGTTTTACACAGTAAAGATAAAAGTTATGGAGGAAATAGATGCCTAATATATTTGATGATCCGAAGTCAATAAAGACATGGGCAATTAAATTAGCTAACGCATGTGGAGGACAGAAGGTAGAGAAGTCCATAGTCCTTACATCATTAAATACAAAGCGGTTAGCAGAACTCCTGGACCAATTTGTCCAGGACCATAACGAAAACACAATAAAGATAGCACAACAGTTAGAGGAATCTAGCACAAAAGAAGAGGAGGAATAATGAAAGTAGACAATGAAGCAGTACAGGTAGAAAAATTACCTGGTTTACAAACAGGAAGGTATAAACAAAATAAAAGTTATATTTTTACAGATGACAATATAACTTTATTAACTGATAATCCTTTCAAAGTATTCAGATTACGCAGAGTAGAAGATATATCATCAAAAAAAGAGGTATATGAAGAACGAGCTAGGTGCGAAGGACATGTTAGGTATCAAAAGAACAAACTTAGAGGTGATTTAGGACTAGAAATAGATTATAAAGTTATTTCAAGATGGTATGTTGATACTGGATTTGTTGAAGTATATGTAATGAACAAAACTATGAAACCAGGGATGGCTTTGGGGAGTAATAATGGATAATGTATTACTTATGCTTTTATTGTCGCTGCCTATTTATATAATAGGTGCATGGACAGTTGCTAACTGGTTAGCA